TATTCAACAACAGAGAATTGAAAAGGCGGTTGCTGCTGAACTTGAAAAGACTGGTGAAGTTATCACTAAGACAGGTATATTTGCCAATATTGATAAGTTATACGGTAACAAACCTGGTGAAGGTGGTAGTGCAACACCTGAAGGTGAAGTAACAGAACCAGCTGACACAGGATTTGGAGACTTAGGTGGTGGAGACTTAGGTGGTGGAGACTTAGGTGGTGGTTCAGAACCTGCTCCTGACTTAGGTGGTGGAGCAGAAGCGGCACCTGAATTGGCACCTGAATCTAAAAAGATGAATGATTTAAATCTTATATTAGAAGATGATATGATTAACGGTTTAGATACTTTAGATTTATCAAAAGGTAAGAAGTCGTTAAGTGAAATAGATGATAAATTGGGCGAGTTACTGAAATAGTAATATTTATAAAATAAAATATTATGAAACCTTTCGGAATAATTAAAACTAAAATTGAAGAGTCTATGGTAAAACTCTATGGTAAAGAAGAGTTTAAAAACCACATGAAAAACTTCAAAAAAAATATTTTAGAAAATAAAGACATATCTAAGATTTTTTATATCTATGATGACTTATCTTCTAAAAAGGGTTTAGACAAAGAAATTGCCTCAGATTATGTTAATGAATCTATTGAAGAATTACAAAAATTAATAGAGAAAAATACAAAACAAATTTCATCATTATCAGAATGGATTGACGGAGTATTATCTGAAGAAGTTAATAGTAGTTACTCAGATATAGACAACGTTGTATATAACAACAAATCTATAAAAAATTTAGAAAATGTTTTAGAATCAAAAAGAAACATTAAAAACTTAATTACAACTGAAAAAGAAAATGTTGTAATGACTGAGTCTATTAATATCCCATTATCATCAATGTTAAAAATAGCTTCAAATTCATTTAATAAAGAATTTGAAAATATTACTGAGGAAGAGAAAAAAGAACTTAAAGAACTTTTATCTTTAACAAAAGAAGAAGTTAAAACAAAACATGAAGAATTAAAAGAATCTGTTTTAGGTAAACTGAAAAGTAACCTGAACGAATCAACTGATTCTGAAATTACAGAAAAAATAAATTTAACTATTGAAAAGATTTCAGAATCTAAAAGTGATTTAGTATCACTTTATAAACTTACACAATTAAATCAAGGATTATGAAAAAAGTGTTAGAATTCATCAAGAAAGTTTACAACATGGTTAAGGAATGGATTAAAGCTAACGGTGTTGAAGGAGTATTAGGACTTATTGTAGGATTGGTACTTTGGATTATGAACTTTAAGATTTGGGCTGGATTTTGTTTCGGTGTATTTGCAACAAGAAACTGGGACATTGTAAAAGCTTGGATTTTATCAAAGTTTAATAAGTAATAACAAAAACTTACAAAAATTAAAAAGTCCCCAATCGGGGACTTTTTTTATGAATCATATTCTTGGTCTCTTAGTTTCTGAATATATTTGGCTTTTTCTATTTTCTTTCTTCTCTTTTGAGATTTCTTTGTAAATTCTTTTCTTTTACGTACCTCGTCCATTTGTTTTGACTTAATGACTTTGTACTTGTACCTTTTTAAGGCTCTGTCAATATTTTCTCTTTTTCCTACTTCTATTATAATCATATATGTTAGTTATGATAATAAATATAAACGTTTATATCAAGTTTTGACTTGTAAGGAAAAATATTTTATTATTAATACAAATAAACTAAAGAAATTTAAAAATGAATGAAGAAAGGAAAGACTTCGAAATTAAATGTTTTCGAAAATGCTAAATGTTTTTATGGTACAGTGGATTCAAAAGAATTAAAATCAATTTACATAGTTATACAATCATGGGTTGAACCCAAAAAAGATGCACTAAATTGGGACCGAGTTGCGGGGAATTTAAAAAGACAAATACAACATAACTTATTAGAATGTGTGGACCTACTAACATTTGATAGAAATTCAATCGTGGATTTAGATTTAAGAACAAGTGGTATACAAATGGATAAACGCTCATTTATGAATCTTGAAATCACACTATTCATGAAAAATCAAAATGAAGATTTTAAATCACCAATATTAAAAGAAAAAATTAAAAAGATTGTCACATCAGTTTATAATGATGAATTATACAGTTCTCCTTATTTTTGGTTATCAAAAACCAAAACAAAGAAAGTGTAATATTTATTATAAAACTTTGTTGTGAAAATAGTCATCTCTGAGAAACAATTAAAAAATATACAAAAATCCCTAACTGAAGAAAAAGACCAGTTAGGGATTTTAAACAATTATATGCCAAGTGAATTGGTGTATAAAAATGGTAACACTAAAGTTTATTTAAAAGATATTGAATTGATGGGGGAAATTGATGATGTATCTATAGAAGCTAAAGTAAGTAAAATTGTACATGATGATGTAGACGTTAGCGGATTTGCTAAAGAATGGTCTATTATTGACATGTATACTTCTGATGATTTACCATTAGGTATGTTAATAAAAATATTCATTGTTGACAACATAGACAACATAGTAAAGAAAGCGTTACCTCTAAATTTAACTGAATATGATGTTGTTTTACATCTATATTAAGTAATACAACATATTTATAAAATAAAATACCATGAAGATATTAGGTCCAAACGATTCAGGAAAAGGAATATTAGTAGAATGGGATGCTGGTTATATATCACCAAACGATTCAAGAAACGCAGAAGTTATTAAAGAATCATATGGTCAATTAGACCACTCAAAACCATTCGTTTTTTATGCCGTACTTCAAAAGTTTGATACACCAAACAGAAACGGTCGTATCTATCCTGAAAAAATATTACGTAGAGAAGCCGAGAATTATAAAAAGGCTATTGATAAAGGTTTATCTATTTCAGAATTAAATCACCCTGAATCATCACTTATTGATTTAGACCGTGTGTCTCACCTTATCACTGATATGTGGTGGGAAGGAAATGTATTGATGGGTAAAATTAAATTACTTACTTCACCAGGTTTCCACGAAAGAGGTGTTGTTTCATGTCCAGGTGATATGGCGGCAAACCTTATGAGACAAGGAGTTACTATGGGAGTATCATCTCGTGGTGTTGGTTCATTAGTTAAAAAAGGTGAACGTAATGAAGTACAAGATGATTTTGAATTAATTTGTTTTGACTTAGTATCATCTCCATCTACACCTGGTGCTTACTTGTTCTTAAACAAAGAAGATAAAAACAAGTACGAAGAGAATCTTGAGGAAGAAACTAAGTTAAGAGCTCAAGAACCAAGAATCGATGGAGGACAAGGTTTGAACAAATCGCTTGACTTAATGAAGAAGTTATCCGATTATTTAGGATATTAAAACTTTTTATTATGGACGAGAAATATTTTGTAGCAAAAATTCAGTACGATTTACCCGATGAGAATAGTGGTAAAATCAAAAAAATTAGAGAAGAAAAACTTGTGAGGGGTTATAACGTCACTGAGGTTGAGGCCAAAGTAACTAAAAAATTCGAAGGTTTTCCACATGATTGGAGAATTACAGCATGTGCTGAAAGTAAAATCGATGAGGTTTACGAGTAATATCGGTCACTTATCAGATAATTTTTAAAATCGGGTTAATACCCGATTTTTTTTTGCTATTACTATTAAAATTAACTTTTTTCTAATATCTGAATATTTATATAGTAAAATAAACGCTTGCGTAATAAAAAAATGGCAGAGAATACTAAAAAATCATTAGTTGAAGAGGCACTATTACAAATGAAAAATTTGGAAGAAGCCGTAACTGAAAATGCAAAAGGAATACTTGCTTCTACTATGAAGGAAGAAATCAGTGAATTAGTAAAAGAATCATTATCTGAAGAAGAAACTGACGAAATGGTTAACACGGAAGTCGACATGGAAGCTACAGAAGAAGTTGCTGAAGAAGTAACTGAACAAAAAGTTGACGTGGAAGACGAAGAAGAAGTTGAAATGGAACCTGAAATGGGTGACATGGATGCGGATGAAGATTCTGAAATGGAAGACGAAGACATGGGTGATGAAATTGACATGGAAGACATGTTAGGTATCGATTTACCTGGTGACGAGTTGGAAGTTGACGATGAAGAAGAAGTTTTACTTCCTCTTGACTTGACAGGAGCATCAGACGAGGAAATCTTAAAGGTTTTCAAGGCTATGGGTGATGAAGATGGAATTATTGTTAAACAAGACGGTGATGAAATCCACCTAAGTGATGAAGAAGAAGATGTTGAGTACATTATTCAAACTGAATCGGAAGAAGATAAAATGACTGAAGTTGACGAAGGTGAAGAAAACACTGACCCATTCGCTGACGCATCTGTTGAAGAAATGGATGAGGAAGTTGTTTTTGAAATTGAGATGGACGTTGATGAGGAGGATGAAGAGAAATCAGAAATGGTTGATGAAGGATGGAACGAAGAGGATATGAGTGAAGAATATGGAGGTAAGAAAGGTGATGATTCTAAATCTCACAAAGACTATGAAACTACTGAAGAGTGGGGAGGTAAGAAAGGTGACGACTCTAAGTCTCACAAAGACTATGAAACTACTGAAGAGTGGGGAGGTAAGAAA